TCATTGAAAATGGGTATGCTTCTTCAGCATCGCTTATTGGAGATGCCCACTCGGAACTTGCAGGTGTTGCCACCCCACCGCAGATTGTCTCATCTATCTCTGCCATCAGTGCTGCAAGTACGACATCGAAATTTACTCCCACAAATTTATCGTCTTCATTAATTAACGTTACAATATCATCTCCGCCACGATGTACCTGTTCCTCACCGTCAATATAGATAAAACTATATCCTACGCTCTGGGGATTAGTGATATCATAAGAGGTTGCTGAAGGGTCTGTTGCTCCTGTGGCAAGTAGATTTACTAACCTTATCTGCCTTACTCCATATAGGTAACTTTTTGTTGGATCAGCCATTTCATTCTCCTTTTCTTGTTTTGTTTTTGTATATAAAAAAAGCACCCAAATTGAGTGCTTTAATTTTTGAAATATTTAGTTTTTAATTTAGCTTATGTTCTTGCTCCCCCGATGTCGAAGTCAATACGCTTGGAAAATAAGTTTCTTACATCATCGTGGTAATCCTCTAAGGTCTTTATAAATTCTGGTGTAAACTTCTCTCCCCCATTAGTAGTCAAGGTTACATTATTTAGTTTATTTTTAACCAATATAACCAAGCTATCCAAAGAGATAAAACTATCGGGACTTGTATATATAAAAATTGAAAATGGCCAGATAGAACCGTGCCTGTTATCAACTGCCAGGTCTTCTCCCATCATTTTAATTACTGCGTAAGGTGTGGTAGGATTTTCTGGAGCAGTATAAGGTTGATATACCCTATCATCAAATTCTTCTATTTCTATAAGTTCTGTATAGATTGCTTTTCTCAAATCTTACTCTCCATTATTTGTTTTACTCTGTTATAAAATTCCTGTCTAAGTGAATTTAAGGTCTTTTCAAGGATTCCATATTTCCCATCGTGTGCCACTTCCAATGCGGGACCATAATCAACCCTATGACCGTGTTCAATAATTCCCTGCGTTCCCTTCCAAACAAATTTACCATATAATCCCTGCTCTGCATGGTGAGTCTGATTCTTCCAGAGATGTTCTGCTTTAGATTTTGCGGCTGCTTGGCTTGCAATTATAGTACCTACCCCCTGCACACCTGCCATCTTTTGCTGATACCACCTATCTAAATTATTGAATACTTGACCCATTCCCTTTAACATTATAGTTCCTCTAATTCTAATTCTTTGAATACAATCGAACCCTTAACATACCTGTCTATAACGTCAAATATCCGATAAGCCTTACCGTCAAAAGTAAACTTATCTTCATTGGTAGAACTTTTTTTCTTAACCTTAGCATCCCATTTTGCTATAGCTTTCGTAATTCTTACAGAATGATAACCGCCATCATCAATTACAAGTAGTCTTGTACGTTTAGAATAAATCCTTATATCCTGGCTGGTTAATACTTCGGGTGGATTAGGTATCCAACCACCTGCACCATCAGACACTTTCGATATACGGGTAATTACAATTGAAGCTGGGTTTTGTGCAATTATATTTGTTTGCTGATTTCTGGTACTTATTACTAAAGACATTTATCCTCTTTCCATTTCGTTGGAATCTGATGGTCTTAAATCCCAATATTTCCCGATACAATAAGATTTATTATATTTGTCCGCAGGGAGTTCTTCGTCTCCCAATCCTACCCTACCATTAAAACCCGCCCTCGCTGCCCTTATCAGCCAGATGTCAGAAGCAGTTTTATATAAATCATAATATTGGGCCTTAATATAGACTGCGGATTGCTCTACGGTAAAAGTATAAATCCCATTAATATCATCAGACGTATAAATATCGGTAACTGGTGTATCCTCTGCACTATCGAGTATTACGTTATCAAGATATTTATACTCACATAACCATACAAGATAATCATCGGTTTCTGCTGACAGTGTATAGTCGTCAAGAGTTTCCCTGTACTTATTTAAATACCTAATAAGTTCTTCATCTTCATAATCTACTTCATCTTCATCTTCAATTAATTTTCTAAGTTCATCAAGTAACTGGCTCATTTATCTTAGCCTCTCTTTTCATTAATATTTCGTAATATACTTTTTTATCCTTAATCCTATTATAATCCCTTTTGTGATTATTGTGTAAAAACTCAAATTCGGTAATTTTCTGGCTAGTGTAGCCCTTACCAATCCTGTCAAGATTAGCAAATAACTTCCCGTCCTTATCTAAAATCATCTTATGTGTTCCCCAATAGTGCAAGCCTTCCCTAAATCTAAAGAACCTTATTGTGCGCCTATGCCTTCTCCTATCACCTTCTTCACCTATCTGTATTATTCCTATATCGGCAGTAAGTTCCGGTATCTCCCCAATTAGCACTTCGTCGGTATCTATGTTTAAGCAAATATCACCATCTTTTAAATGCTCTAAATAAACATTTCTTTTTTCAACTTCTGTAAGTCCACCGGCAAGGATTATTTCAAACCCATCATCTTTGCTTAACCCTAAAAGATACTTAAGGCTTTCACCTCTTGAATAATCATCATCCCCGGGGAAGTCCCAAAATTTACCATCTACTATTATGGTTTTATCGACTTTGCTGATTATAGATTCTACACATTCCTTTATAAGTGGCCAATCATTATAAGTTATTATGGTTGCTATTATCATCTTTTCTTATTGGCTATTATAATTATTGAGGGCGTCCTGCGTCCCTTATAACTTCTAACTTTTATATTTACAAAACCAGCATTGATAAAGTATTTTCCAATAGTGGTTTTTTTAAATCCCACCCTATGATAATCTCCATCATTTGTTTGCTGACCCCAAAGCTGCATATTTGAATAATCATTAAGTTTGGTACTTTTTAACCATCCCTTTATACATTTTTCAGTATCGGGTATAACTATTTCAACACTGCCACCAGGCTTTAATATTCTTAACCATTCTTTTAATGCTTGTGGTACTCCCCTATCTCCATAAATTCCATGTCCTGCATGTTCAAGTGTATGATGTGACAATATTTCATCAACTGAATTGTCGGGATATTTTAGGTCAAACATATCCATTTTTATAGGCCCATAATACAAATCAATATTATCATAGCCCTCTTTAATCTCATTTCTGCAACCTATATGTAGTTTAAGCATATTATTCTTTTGATAACCACAGGCATAACATTTATGACAAATACTTCCTGTATCTTTTTTTGTAGCCTCTACAACTCTGGCAAATTCCTTACCGGAATATATTTCATTAATACTTTGTGTAAGCAAATTTCCAAGAATATGCTTTAATCCATAGTCCATACAGCAAAGGACAATATCACCGTTTGGAAGTAACACGGAATGGGCAAAGTTCCTTTTGCATCCAACAGGGCCTTTAAGAGAAGTGCTTATTAAGTGTTCCATATTTCCTGCCCTTGAATGAGCCACTATTTTCCTACCCTCTACAAAATTTAAGGCGGTATTTAATTCACCATGATAATGGTATCCCTTATTTGGTATCTTGCTCTTTATTATTTTTACAAGTAACTTTTTATATTTTCTGGTTACTGGTATATTTTCCCCTGATTTACCGGGCAAGTGAACCGCAAAATATACGAAATCTATTTTTTCCAGCCTTTTTATATCTTTTAATTTTAATCCAACAAGGGTAGTAGAAACATAAGGTCGGTGCGTTTTGGCTGCAATCTCTATCATATCCACGCACCTGTCATTTAAAAATGGCTCACACATACCCGTAAAGCCTATCCTTACATCTTTATCAACCTTACCGATACATCTTTTAAAGGTATCAAGACTCATATGGGTCTGGTTGCTCCTTTTCTTATACTCCCTTATTAAAAGCTCTTGCGGACAATAAACGCACATGTTAGAGCAACCTATTTTAGTTGTTATCTCAAGATTGACTATATCCATAAAATCTTTTATTTTCTTTCCTGTGACGCATTACCTTAAAATTTGGGCTTTTCCATTTATTGGGCATACATTTTATATTGATACCCATCTTCCACGCTACATAATTTAAACTCAACTGGTCTCTACGGGAACCACTTTGTATATCATTCCAGACTGCTTCGTTAAATTCTTTTATTCTGTCTGTATGCCTTCGGAGTATTATGGTTCCCTCGTGCAATCCATTATGTTTAGGATAGCCTTCCCTTTTTAACTTATCCACCCTTTTATTTATAATATAGGGATAATCAAGATATCTTTTTTTACATGCTTCAGCTTCCTCATATATGCAATCCCTTAATGGGTGTTTACACATAGCAATATCGGTATCCGTAAGGTATTTATCAATCAGCTCATCCATACTGACATTTAATGTAATGTTGCCATCAATCCATAGGCTGTAATCACAATCAACATAATTATGTATTAACCATTTTACTATTCGGGAGTCCATGTGGGGATTACCTGTATTTGGGCTTTTCCTTATTTCCCATAAATCGGATTTTACATTTCTATCTATAAAGGCAATAAATTTGACTTTCTGTGGTAAATGCTTTTCTTTTAGGTCGTCATAACCACCGGTTATACAGGTTATCACCGCTTTTCTGCCATCCCTTATTATGTTACTCAATTCTACATTATTTTCTACATAGATATTCTCATGTTCTTTTTCTGCCAACCGGGGTACTGTTACTTTATGGATTTCACGACAATTTATCTTATGTTCTTTTATTGTCTTGCTGCCATAATGATGAATGTAACAATCTTTTATCCAGTAGGCCTTATAGCCTGCCCTTTTTATCCTTCTTACAAAATCCCTATCTTCAGCAAAGATGAAAGGAAAAGATATATGATCCCATCCCCCTATTTTATTTAAGACTTCCCGTTTTATAGCCATGCAGAAGCCCATCAAATCAAAATTAGCCTCCTCGTATCCTTTGGGCAGTACAATATTATCAATAATGGTATTATTTCCCCTTACTATCATTTGCTTTGAACAAGCCCAATTTGTAGACGGTCCCACAATGCCGGCCCGGGGTAGGTTAAGACCATTTATCAGTTTTTCAATCCAGCCTTTAGTAACAACCGTATCAGAGTTCAAGAAACAAATATAATCACTTGTGGTTAATTTAATACCCTGGTTATTACCATAAGAGAAACCCATATTTTCTTTATTGATAACAAGTGTAAAATTAAGCTCCTTTTGTTTTTCTGCCAGATATTTTTTTGTTGTAGAATTTGAAGCATTATCTATAACTATTAGTTCATAATTGATGGTATGTTTTACAATGCTATTAAGACACTTCTTAAAATATTCAAGGGCATCTCTGACAAGAATTATGATAGATACTTTTTCATCTTTTAGGTTTTTAATCTTCCTTATATTATCCAGCCTGACATCATTTTTAATATACAGATTAGAGTCTTTTTTACGCTCTTCTTTAATTTTGCGATTTCTTTTAACTATCTCATCATAATTATCTATCTTTAAGGTACTCTGTCCCCCAAAGTGGTGAACATATGAATGTTTTACCCATAAGGATTTGAAGCCTGTTTTATTGGCACGCCACAAAAAATCCATATCCTCCTGGCTGGCTATGCCGAAGCGTTTATGGTCAAATACCCCTATCCTATCAAACACTTCATGCTTTACTATCCAACAGTAGGCTACAGTTTGCCTTATTTGATAACCCTCCTGTAGTTTTGCAGCCACTTTATTTAGTTTGTTAAATTTATCGGAATCATTTATATTAACATTAACAAGACAAGAGTTTACAAGTCCAGTAGTAGCACAACCCGTCGGCCCCACAATTCCTATATTATCGGCATATTTAAAACCATTCATAAGCCTGTCAAGCCAGCTCCCAGTAACTATGGTGTCGGAGTTTAGTATACAAATATAATCACAAGTTGCCACTTTAATTCCCTGATTCCAGCCATAACTTACACCCTTATTCTCATCATTGATTATTAATGTAAAATCTAAATCTAAATTTTCAAGGAACATTTTTGTTTCTTTGTTTGAGCCATTATCTACAATTATAAGCTCATAATTATGAGTAAATCTTTTTATACTTTCTATACAAGCCTTAAAATATTCTAGTGCGTCTTTTACCAAAATTATTATTGATACTTTTGGATGACTGGTATATGAAAGATTAGAATGATTAAATTTTTCTAAAGTATTAATACTGGAATCACCATAATGTGCAATACCTCTATTTACCCATCTTTGAGCAACATTATCCGGTATATCAGCCTCATCACCTTTTTTAAATTTATTTGGATGTAGGTTTTTGTCTCTATTTAGAATTACCTTAGTCATTCCAATTCCCAAGTTTGCTTTTTTTCTTTCTGCTTCTTTTAGGTTTTTTTATAAGTTCTTCAAGTATTCCAACTTCCCCTAATTCTACTTTTATCTCTTCCAATGGTTCAGATATAACTTCACTAGTTTTTAATTCTGCTGTAAATTCTTCTAAATTCTTAACTGGGTGTGCTTTTCCCTTATTAAATAAGCGTTGTGCAACTCTTAAACTTACTTCCTCTGTTTTACCTGTTTTGTTTATAATTATTTTCATAAATACTCCTAAAATAAATGCGGACTTTTAAGGTCGCCCGCTAACCTTTGCTATTTTATAATCCTGTAACTTTTGCAAAAGCATTTACATCTCTCATTCTAAATGCTCTTCTAACCCACAACTTTATAGCCTCCATATTAAGTTCCCACAAATTATAAGTTTTTGCACCTATAGTAATAGTAGCTTGATTGGTTATATCATATCTTATTCCACCTCTAAGTCCTTCAAATCCATATTCCCAATCTCCTACAATTAACTCAGAAGTAGCAGGTGAACCAACCTTCAACATATTTCTGCTAAATCTTATGGGATAACCATAAAGAGTTGCAGGCTCTTTTGCATTAGCAGGCTGAAATATAGGAAGTCCATCCTCATCTCTCAGATTTCTAAGTCTTGCCTTTAGTGTAGGATTTGCAGCCCAAGCTATATTATCCTGGAAACCGTCTTCTTCAATACAACCCAATGCATTAGAAATATCTATAAGTAAATCATCTCCAGTTGGATATGGAATTATATGGTCGGTTGGAATATTTCCACTTATATTTTCTATAAATGTTCCCACATCTTCATAACCCATATATACTCTATCCAGTTTTTTAGCAATGGCTTTTTCACATTCTCCCCTTAAGAAGCTATCAACTGCTATATTTGCGTTTTCGCTCCATTCTTCAGTCAATGGAACAATTACGGAAATTTCTTTTGTAGTAAGGGTCATCTGTTCAAAAGTTCCTTTACTCTTAGGTTTTTTTCCACCTTCAGTTCCTACAACCCCAGCCTCTATTTCATCACCAACCATATTTATATCCAGAGTCTTAGAAGTCATAGGCCACTTTCTAAGAAATGGTTGGCAAACAGATTTTATTTCAATATTACGTAACATCTCAACTGCTAATGGTGCTGGTACAACATACTTACCATCAGCATCAACTATTCCACTATAAAAATCACCCATTTTATTTTCTCCTTTGTCTTATCATTTCCCCGAATAATACATCGGGGTCTTTAGCACCTTCCATACCTTTCTTTTCAAAATTTCCACTACCGGAAGCAGCGGATTTTTCTCCAATAATGAGATATGGTTTCTCTTTTGCTATTTTGTCTATTACCTTTTCTACAGTCTTTTGATCTGGTTCTTCTTCACTATCTAGTTCCTTTTTAGCTAAAAGTCTTACAACTTCCATATCTGCAAAGTTCTTACCAGATGCTACGGTTAGAATAAGATTGTCTATTTCCTTCTCCTTGTATTCGGTCTGGATATCTACCAGACTTTTTTCAAGTTCAATAATCTTCTTCTGTTGTTTTTCAGTATCTGATAATTTTGCATCTTCAAGTTTTTTAAGTTCTGTCTGAATCTTTGCAAATTCAGTTTTCAGTTTTGACTTATCAGTTCTATACTTTTTAGCCTCTTCTCGTAGTTCCCTCACATAGCTGTAGTCAAACTTTTTATCCTTCTCTTCTAACTGGTCAATACTTACCTGTATTGCCTTTGCCTCATCAGAGTCTTCTCCATGCTTTGTTATTGCACCTTCTAAATCCGTGTTTAGTTCTTCTAAACTTTTTTCATTATCCATCTTGGATATCCTTCCTTTTTCGTGCATAAAAAAACACCCCAAAACTGGAGTGTTTAAATATGCGATTTATATATGTAAAATCTAAAGCAGATTATCCTGCTTCATGAAAACTGCCCTTATGTTCTTCACAATGCTTTCTTGCTTCGTCCTTATCCCATTTGCCTTTAGGATATCGGAAAGCCTGCGTTGTGGTTGTTTCTTTGCCTTTAAGTCTACCAATAATTATTGATAGCTTACCCTGACTTATACGCCTGAAACTGCCTTCTTCAAACAGTCCGGGTTCTTTTATCCTACAGGAATGTTCATTAGGGTACGGCATAATATCACCTACTTGATAAATAAAATTTTCCCATTTGGGTTAAACTCGTATTGAGTACAAACTTATTAAAAAACTTCTTACATTTTGTGGCGTTCTTAAACTTCTTAAATAGCTTATAAAACTTATCTTCAACTTTTTTAAAGTAAATCCTGTTACCTATTCTTGTAAAAACTCTTTTTGTATATTCGTTATTTGGTATAAAATCATCTACTATCTTCATTATTCCTTCAATAAATTATTATCTTTTAAAACTTGATATAAACCAGAAGCAAGCCTTCTAATTGTTTTCTCCTCTAGGTCCAAACCTAAATCATCATCAAGTATGTGGATTATCTCGTGCAGTAATGTTCTGTTTTTACTTTCAGGAAAATATGAATCAAGTATTTTAATTATACCTTTTCCAAAGAGTACCCTACCACGATTTTGCGCTTCATTCATATCGTCTGAAGTATCTTTGGCAATTTCTATTTTATACCAAACTCCATTAACCTTAATTTTGCTAGGTATTTTCATTAAGCTGCCTTCTTATAAACTTCCTTGTACCAACTTGCCAGTTCTGGTTGGCTTGCAGGATTATTCATAAATCCTATCCAGTTATTTGTAAATTCCTGACTCGATATTGCCTTATCAGTCGTATAACATTGACATTGCGGATGCGGAATAGTAGGTAATTCTTCCGGCTTGTAAACTCCTGCCAAGTCCTCACAAATAGGACAAGCCTCCCCCGATGTATGCCATTCAATACCGATTAAGCCAGGATTGTTAAGAGAAGCCATTCTGTCAGCTTCCCTAAAAGCATTGGTACGTTCAGTCCGGAGTAATCTTGCTGCATCAAACTGGACTGTCCTGCCGTGCAGCTTTGTAGTAATTGCACGCCTGGAAGGATTTAAGAGTTTGTTTAATCTGGTTTCCAGTACCTTACTTGACGCTGGCCTACCACTTACAATTTCTTCAAGGATTATCCGTTCCATTTCGCGTTTTGTGCGAGTGTTAAGCATCCATATCCTATCGGATAACTTAAGTCCGTCTTCCCATATCCTCTCGTAAACCAGTTTTACAGCGTCATTAGTAACTCCGGTCAATACTCTCTTTAAGTCTACGTCAAAACCTGCACCTGAAAGTTTACTGCTATACTTCTCTAAAATTACCTTATTTACTTCCTGTCCTAAATTAGCACTGTCAATAAGTGCCTTATCAAGTACCCCTTTAAAACCATCGGTCAATCTATCGGCTTCTTTTAAGAGCGTGGCAATCTCTTTTTTCTTTTGTGCGTAACTCCAGGAAGTTTTACTTACTATCCTATCCGCATCTTTTTTTAGGCTTTCGGCAAACCGGATATAAAGCCTTCCTAGTTCTTTTTCCTGTGCGGTAGAAAGTTTCACAAAGTCCCTGCGATTAGCTAGAATATATTTTTCAAATTCATCACTCACTATAAGTCCCACCCATAGTCTTTTCTTGGTCCTGCTGTTCTTCCAGTATTTCAGCCATTAGCTTTTCAGGGTCTTCCACGCCGAGATTATCCATTTCCCTTTTAATAGAACTTAATCCAGCCGATATTTTCTGGATAGCAACCTCTACTTCTTCTTTCTCATTTAAAGGCACTGGCATATGTGTAATAATTTCAATAGTTGCTTCTTCAGGATAAGAATAAGCCTCGTAAACTGACCTCATTTTTAAACTGTCCTTATACATCTGTTCAAGTTTCGGTTTCCAAATAGTATTTTTGGTATTGGTTTTAGAAATCATAGAGGCAAACATAAGCTTTAGTGCTACTCCTGAAAGTTGACCAAGTTTAGATACCATTTCGGGATTTATTTGAATAACACTCGAAAGCTCAAACATTATATTTTTCAGGTTATCTATATGATTTTTTAGTGTATCTGTATAGGCAAAATTAGATTCCAGTTTAGATACCTCCGGCTTTATCTCACCCGTACCAGCTGAAAATAGATTCCATACTGCACCCGGCTTTGTCTTGGGTCTTTGTTTTTTACCTTGTGCATCAGTAAATTCTTTAATATTAAGCATTATGGTTATAGCAAACATCTCGAAACGCAGCGCATCGGAGCTGTCTGAATACTTACGGTTAAATTCATCAATTATCGGTATTAAATCTACAAGTTCAGAATATCCCCATACCATACCCAAAGCAGGGTTATTGGGGATAATATAAACCGGTATAAAATCAAGGTACTTTTTGCCATTGCCGAGATGGGTGGGGGCTTGTATAACTTCCTCTACTTTTAGATTTAGCTTTACATTATAGGTTGCCTCGCTAAATACACACTTACCATTAACCATCTCAAAAGTCTGCTTCCAGATAATATCCTCACTCTTGAAAGCTACAAAATGAACTTTAGTTAGTTTCTCATAATCATCAAATTCAGTTATGGGAAAACATTCTATTCTTGGCCGGGGTAGAAATCTTATTCCTAGATCACTGTCATAAATCATCTTAAAGACCACCCCACCAGAAGTATTGGATTCTTTAGCTGCCTGTTGCAATTTCAAATCCATATTGTTTTTCTGGTGAATATCATACAAATCCTTTTCAACTGTCTCTACTTTTGTTTCTAGAGACTTTTTATTGGTACTTACAGCAATATCAATAGACTTTTCAAACTGCCAACCAGCAAGTTTATCTACGATATACCGGGAATAGTTTATCGGTATCTGTGCTGGATTTCTTTCACTTGATTGCTTAAATTCAGGATATTTGGCCTCAATATACTTAAAAACATCATTTTCGTAGTAATCATAATATTTAATAAGTGCATTAAGTTGTGATAATTGATTTTCTGTAAAAACTGAATATGCCTTATCTTTAATTTCTTCAGGATAAGCCAACTCTATTAATTTTCTTAAATCTACCATAATTCCTCTTATCTAAATGAATATTCGGCAAGCTTTGACTCGCCTATAATATTTAACTTTGAATAAGTGCCATATCTCATACTGTCGCAGAAGTGGTCATTGAATTTTACTGGTTCTTCCATTACGTTGCCGTCTTTGTCTTCCCGTCTTTTATAGGATTGGAGTTCTTTAATCCCACTTATACTATCTGCTGTAATTCCAAGCATATGAGTCTTACAAAAGTCTATCCCGGGTGTTATATCTTTTTTAGCTTTATGGATATTAAATCCTGCCTGGTAAAATTCATTTATCCTGGCCGGTTCTGACGGATCTGCAAATATTTCCCTATACCTTAATTCTTCCGGTATTAATTTCTTTACCCGTTCTATAAGTTCAGTATTGGTAAGCCCACTTTGATATAGGAGCTCGTGTACTATAAAATCATTTTCAATCCAGTTATTTTCAGTAAGTACAGAGGGATTAGAAAAACCAAAATCAAGTCCGTAAGTTATATCATCTACTTTCTTGCCATCTATTGTTTTTACTTTGGTTTCAGGATCAATTTCAACCTTACCGAATGTTTTCCATTTGTCATATATAATATTTTCAAGCACACCCCATTGGCTTAATCTAAATATTTTATATAGATTTAAATCTACATCTTTTAATCTATCGAGACGTTTTCTATCTGTATCGCTGGCAAATGGGTTATCATCTATCGTTGAAATATGGACCGCCACATCTTCATCTGGTTTGTCTACAATTTCAGTCTTAATCCAGGATAAAGCCTCCATAGGATTCAGGGATAAAAACATCTGATTAATGCCATCGGTTTCACGTCTCATTAAAATATCAAGATTAAGATATTCCCTGAATAGAATATCAATTGCTTCTTCTACCCAGATATAATTTCCCTGCTCAATTGATTTCAGTTTATCTACATCATCAAGGCCTGTGAAAAGAATTGAATTGCCGGGACTATCTTTTCGGGTTATTTCAAGTTCTGTATTATTAATATTTACATATTTATAACAATCATACTTGCGTAGAAAATCTATAATCAACTGAAAGCAGCTTTTCTTAACCGCTACCCTTGTTTTACGTACAATGAGTATTCTTTTATTTTCTTCTTTGAAGAACTTATTTACAAGCAAATGCAGCGCTACGCTCCAGGATTTTGTACTATCCCTGCCACCTATCAGAAAATTTATTCTCTTATCAGTTTTTGCAAGCCAATCAAATACATTACTCGCTTTCAGGTTTCTTATTTCCATTTAGAATTTCTACTTCAAATTTTAATGGTTCAGTTCCAGATATTTCCGTATGTGTTTTATCGGGAATAAATTTCTTAATTACATTTATCAATACCGTATCGTTTATAAAAGCACGCTCAATTAATCTTTTAAATAACTTTTTACCCTTTTCGGTTTCGTAGTCTTTAATAGCGTCTTCAAGTAAAGTTAAATAGTTTTTACTTCCCTTTGGTCTACCATCTGGGTTAGCACTATTGCCTAGCTCAAATGGTCTACCTCGCGGTTTTTCCGCGGTTTTATCCGCTAATTCATCTTCCATTATTATCACACTCAATTGTTACCCTAAAACTCGTTCCGGCAAGTCCTTGTAATTTTAATATTGCTTCAACATCGCTTCTGGGTATATCTAATTTAATTCTTGCTCCATCTCCCTGACCGTCTAGATTAATCGCACTCTGTATTGGAGGAAGTGAAGCAGTAAAAGTTATTTTATCCATATATATTTAGCTTTCCTTCCGAACACCTTAAGCTTATCCACCCACCCGACCAACTGATTTAAATTTTATCTTTTAACCAGTTTAAAAATTTCTTACCATATTTAGTTTTCATTTCTTTTATTTTGGAGCAGTAAATACTGGCACATTCCTCACTGCAGAAAATTTGTTTCTTTTTTTTCTTTATAAAAAGCCAACCACATCTCTTACATTCAACCGGGTACCCGGTACCGAATTCTTTTGCTATTAATAAGTCAAATGAGTTATTTATTCCTTTCGGGTATTGCCATTTATTATTTTCCATAAAAGTATCCTCTATATATATAAAGTGTTTTATCTCTAAACTTTACGACAAAATATTTTTATACTTTTAATCAATCTATTAACCGTCCTTTCCGAAATCCCCAAATGTATTGCTATTTCCCAGTTGCAATATCCTATTGCCTTATAGATAAGTATTGCCTTTTTACTTACATTTCTTATCTTCTTGGCAATGGCAACGGCATCTACGTAACTGCATATCACATCTTCAAATTCAGCCCCTCCTTCGTTGGATATCGTATTCGGATTTATAATCTTGCTTCTGGGGTGTGAGAAGTGTAATCTCCAGGAAAACGCTTTTATCATTTCATATAGTTCGATATTTGCCTCCTTTCAAATAAAAAAGAGGAATCTTAAGAGCTTTTATACTCCTAAAATTCCTCTGTAGTTCAGTCAGAATTTTATTTAATTATTTCTTAGGTTTCCAAAGAACCTTGTGTGAACATATAAGAATAGTACCGTTCCTAATCTCTATAAAAATATCTTGATATAGATTATTGTTTATCTCCTTTTCCTTTTCTTTTATGGCATTTATTATTTTTTCTATTATAGTCATCCTAATATTAATATATATTAATTCTGTAAACAATCAATAAGTTAGATTTTTGCTATATATTCCTGCGTTCTTGATATCACTTAAATATTCCAATACCTTATCATAATCCTTATCCCAAATTATATTCTTCTGTTTTAGTAGATATTCATA